ACAAAGAATATTTGATGCAGTTAATAGTCAAAATTTATCCGATGCTGAAAAATCCAAAGTGTTTAATGAGAGTTTTGACAAACTAAATCAAATTACTATTGGTATAGTAAACAACTCTGTGTTTGCCATTGAAAGTTCAGCAGGTACTACTGACAATCCGGCACATATTCAAGAGTTTATGGAAAATACAGACAAGGAAATATTTGATACTGTCAAGAAACAAATTGAAACTCAACGTGAGAATAACAGTATTAAGCCTTTGAAAATCCAAACTACAGATCAGATGCGCGAAGCAGGAGTTGCCGAAGATGAAATTGAAATTCCGCTAGTGTTTGACGCTAGTTATTTTTTCGCATAAGGCTTTTGTCAATGACTATCGACGGGATAGTCGAACTTGCTAAACGCATGGAGCAAGAGACAAAGGCCATAAAGCAAGAACTCTATAAGTTTTGTTGGTACATGCGAGGAGGACTTTCTTTTACAGAAGTCTACGAAATCGATATCGGTGATCGAGAAATACTGGGCAAAATTGTTGAAGAAAACTTAGATACAACTAAGAAAACTCAGTTGCCGTTCTTTTAAATCATTGTCTTGAAAAATTTACTATAGAATTGTGTGCTCTCAGCCATGGCTTTTGAAGCCGCTCTTGCGGCACGTTTACGCATTGCATTTGGAGTTTGACTTACCTGTCCTGCTACTTTACCACCACGAGCTTTTGGAGCCGCAGTTGGTGCTGGCGCAGCCGCTGTAGGTTGAGCACCTGGTGTCATTGCTCCAGGAACCTGCATTGGTTTCATAGGCATAGCGGTACCTTTTCCAAAACTTGGTGCATTTGGATTTCCTGGTTTAGCAGTATTTGTTTTACTAACAGGAGCATTTGCCATTGTGTTAGCAGGAGGTGCTGCCGGAGCAGGAGTTCCTGTTAGTGTGTTGGCCATTTGACTCATTGCACCTGCGCCAGGATCGGGTGCTTTTTGTTTTTTGGCCAATGTAGCATCTAATGTTTTCTTAACACTTGCTAAATCTCTTGCTCTTAGTGTAGGGAGGATCTTGTTAATTTGACCTACACCAATTTTGCTTTGTTGTGCTTGAGCGGCACCACCTGCAGCCGGATCATCGGATGCACCTGCTGGCGCTCCACCTTGTACCGGAGCACTTGCTTGACCACTACCTTGTTGTGTTGGATCACCTGCTTGTTGAGCACCACCTTGTGCTTGAACAGGAGCACTTGCTTGTGCTGGTTGTTCATCAGGACCTCCAGCAATAGTATCAGCCGCTCTATTGTATCCTTTTCCAATTGCTCGAGCAATACCTGCTGGTACACCTGCTACAGCACCGATCCCTTGACCAACTGCACCAAGTCCTTTACCAACAGCGGCACCTGCTCCACGAACTTTATCCCATACGGGTCCTTCTTCAAGATTTTCTGTTAAAAATAAATCGTCAATACGCATAACAAGGGTTTCCTATTTGATGATTTATTTATATTTTAAAAAGCGAACTACGTTCACTTGCTCTTTCGTTTACACTCAGAGCATTTTTAACTACGAAGTAGTTTAAGTATTATCTAGATCGTTCAGTCACACTTTGCCCACACAGGGCAAAGATTTGAACATTATATGAGTCGAACATGTATCACCTAGCGTTAGAGCATTACAGTGGCGGTTGACCGGTACCACGAGCTCCGTCTTTATAACAACGGCAGTTTACAGATATACGCTAACATATTTGTAAACCCAGGGTTTTTCTCCCTTCCTTTTGCCTTATCTGCATCTTCAAACAACTAAATCGCAGGGCTTGGTAGCGATCTTCATCCTTTCGGGTAGTAGTTGAGTACTCACAACGGCGAGAGATTTCCATCCCTGCGACCCAAGGTCCAGGTTTAGGGCTCCAGAAATTAGCAGGAGCAAGCCATTACCGTTTAAATTTTAGATTTTATGTGGGAGCCATGGACACGGACCTGTATATGCCCGTTATAATAGTTGTCTGATTCTAATACTTTGCGGTCGAATTGTTCGCGGGCCTCAATGTACGATGTTTCTGATTTGCTTTTACAGTAGTATAATATTTCTCGGGAGAAGTTTTCTTTGCCTAGATTGTCTATGTCTGCTGTTAAGTTAGGACTGGACCCGTAATATTCCTGCCAATCACTGTCTATTTTGCTTCTAATTTTCTTTTTCTTCTTGGTGCCGTTCTTCAACTTTACAGTTTTGTAGGTCGTTTTACTAAATTTTGCTAGTTTTTTGCCAATATATTGGCGCCCGGAGATTGTGTTAGTAATGCAATATACAAAGCCAACACATTCTTCAGGCAATTCATTTACAACTTGTCCTTGATATGTCCAAGTCAATTACTTTGCTGCCTTGGCTTCCTTGCGGGCATTCTTTTCAGCAGTAATTTCGTTACGACGAGCCTTAACCAGTTTGCCTAGTTCTGCTAATGCCTTACGTGATCGCGTACCAGCGGCACTATTACCACCGGAAAACTTAGCATCTTCTGCTAGGAATTCTGCAAATTGTTGTTCTAATTGTTCAGTTGTTGTCATTTTTCTTTTCCTCTTTAAAAACTTGTACGTACTTTAGCCTCTCGAGTTCTTCTGCATGAGCTCGCCAACGTCTTTTATCTTCTGCTCTAAGTAATTGTCTTATTTCAGTTAAGTCGTTATACATTGCCAAACTTGATCTTTTAATTGCAGTCAAACTTCTTTGTAGTTCTCGAGATGTCTCTTTGCTTGGAAACTCCATATATGCCATTTGAGCATTGTGAATACGAAAAATCAAAGCCAGGTACTCTCGATAGTTACTACTATGATTGTTTAGTCGATCTTCTATCTCCGGGGTGCTAGTTTTGAAACCTTTATGTCTCGACATAGTCTGTATCTGTTGCGTAACTGGTAAAACCGTTTTCCTTAACTACTTTAAGGACATTATTTACGCGGCCTACCAATTCATCCTTGTGTGATATGAGATAAATGTTCTTGTTTCGTTCACGTGCCATCTTTTTAAGTACAGCAATACCCGCTTCTACTCCAGCAGAATCCATACCTGCATCAATAAGTTCGTCAATAAACAGTAAGTTGATGTGTTGATATAGGTTTTCCCATACATCACGGAAGGCCCACGACAAACTTAAGATCAATCGATTGCGTTCTCCGCGTGATAAATTATCAAAATCTAAATCCTGTCCTAGTTGAGTAATCTCAACTGTTAGATCATTTAAGAATTTAACCTGATGGGGCAAGCCCATTTTGTTAATATAGTAGTCTAATCGTTTGTTTAGATAGTTTAAATTCTGATCAATAATCTTTTTACGGATAAAACTATCCTTATTGGTTAGCAGTTTAAGCAAGAACTCCTGATGATCACGAACGGATGTTAGTTCGTTTACAGTATCCCAAGTAATTTCTTGGATGGCTGTATTCTTTAGATCCTCAATTTGCTCATCGTACGGATTGGCTTCGGCAATTTTATCGTCTAAATTACTCTTTAGGTTGTTTAAATTGCTTTGATGTGTGGTTGCTTCTGCTTCTGTGTCATAGAATGTGATAGGTTTCTTAGGTTGAATACCTATTGCATCTATTTCACTCAGTATCTTTTCCAAATCTTCACCTACTTTGGTAAAGTAGTTGGCCGCATCTAATGCATTTTTTTCAGCAGTAGCAGTCATTTCTTCATGCTTATGATCATGTAGTGCTTGTGAACAAGCATGACATGTTTTGTTTGCTAGACTTTCTAATTCTTTTGTGTACTTTGTTAAACTTTTTTCAGCCTGTATCACAGCACTTTCTAGCGTAGCCTTTTGTTTATTTAGATTACGTACCTTGGCATCATTTTCATTCCATTGTTTAATATCGGCATGCGCCTGCAATTCAACTTCAATGTTTACGCTTTCTAGTTGTGATATTGCTTTATTAAACTTACCAATATCGTCTTGTTTTTTATTTGCCCATGCTTGACTTTTAAGTACTAGACTATCAATACTTTTTTGTACATTTTCGTTAGCAGTTCTAGTTGCTTCGATCTTTGCAGTTTCTTGTTGAATATTATCCTTAATAGTCTTGATCTGTGCTTTTAGCAGTTCACTCTTTTCACTTAATAGTGTAATACCTAACAGTTGTTCAATTACTTCTCGTTGATCTGCCGCTTTCATACTTAAGAACGGCTCTGTATATGTGTTCAATGCTACAAGATGTTTGAACATTGTATGACTCATAGCCAATAACTGTTCTATTGACTTTTGTGTTTCTCGACTATCACCTTGGGCATCGTCGTCTGCTTCTTCGGCAGTTTGTTCCTGATCATTAACAAAAAATCTAAGTATATTAGGTTTACGCCCACGTTCGATCTTGTATTTTACACCGTTTTGTTCAAACTCAACAGTGACCAACATGCCTTTAGTATTAGTTTTGTTAATTAAGTTTTCTTTACGTATGTTTGTAAGTGCTTGACCGTATAGAGCATAACTCAGTGCATTGATAATTGTAGTTTTACCCGTACCGTTACGTGACCCACTATCATCTCCACCTAGGTCAAGGTTCTCTCCTAGCACCAAGGTAAGTGCTTCTTTGTCAAAATCTACAGCCTGTGTTTGATTGCCAACGCTAAGAAAATTCTTAACGGTTATGTTCTTTAGTTTAAATGTCATAGGTTATTATAAATCTCTAGCAATAACTTCTTATCAAATGTTTCTGAATCAATATTAATCAGTTGTTCTGTTACAATTTGGTCAACTGACTCAAATTTTGTATTAGGGCTATCGTCTATTACGCCTTCTAGGTTATCTCGTTCTTGAATTAATTGTAGTTCACGGATATCTTTAGAGGCCATGAATGTTTCTTTTAAGAAATTAGCCTCTTCAAATGTAACATTACAATCTAAATGAACCTTGAGATACATTTTGTCTTGTAGAATTGTATCTTGCTCATCGATTAAGCGGCTGAGTTTAAGTGTGCGGAACTTAGGAGCCTCGGGCCATGCTTGATATTGTGGTTCCCCACCCCATTCCATGAACATCATTCCTCGTTCATCGTCCCATGTGTCTGAAAAGTTATGCGGAAATGCATTCCCAATATAAACAACTTTATTACGGGCCTGTCGTTTATGAAAGTGTCCGCTGAACACATACTCCTGATGAACAAAGTGATTAGCCTGTAGTTCTCCATGATCGGGCATCTGTACCATTGCGTTCATATAGAACAAGGGCAATTCAAAGTGCCCAAACATGTATTTGCTCTTAACCTGACTGATAGTCTTCCACTCATCTCCGACCAACCACGGTACAAGGGTAACATCGCCTAGAGTGGTGACAGAGTCTACAACAGTTACGCCGGGGATGTGGCGTCCGAACGCACTACTATGGATGTCTCGCTTGTCCTTGTAGAATAAATCGTGGTTACCGGGAAACCAAAAGAACTGCTCAAAGCCAGCACCTAGTTTTTCCAAACACCGCATACTGGTATCTAATGTAATTAGATTGATCGAGTTGCGGTTATGGTGCCAGTCGCCTAGAAAAATACAAGTTTCACAGCCTTGGGCCTGTGCTTCGGCAATAAACCAGTCTACAAAGTCCTCGCAGTCCTGATTATGAGTTGACGAATTTGATTTCAGTCCAAAATGTATGTCCGTGAAACATGCTACCTTCTTGAATAATGTCATCAGTTAGATTCCTTTACAGACTAGTGTAGCAGAAATGTCAAGCAAAGGTCAAGCCTCTTCTTCTTCAATATCTGTTTCTTCACTCTTAGGCATACGGAACTTTTTGTACAGTTCGGCTTGTCGAGCAGTTTCGACGGCAAACTGTTCTTTGTTCTGTCTTGTGTTACTTGGAGTCAATCCGTGTTCTTGTAGCATATCGTCACGAATGTTTTGATTTTTCTTTTCGATATTAAGAATACGAGTAAATGAATTGGTCACTGCGGCAGTATAGTAAGCAAACGGATTTTCTGATTTGCTTTCATCAAACTGTAGACCAATTTGGCTTAATTGTAGGATAGCCTGTCCTTTCATTTCTTCTACGTAAGTATACCCACGCCAGTTAGATCTTTGAGCATAACGTTCTGATAACTTAATAAACATCTTACCGAGGTTTTCAGTAATACGTCCGTGATCTTTACTAAAGTGTCCTTTGTCTACTGTGCCCTTCCAATGGCTCTTACCCACGCAAACTAACTCGTCTTGGTCATTAAAAATCCAATGTTGAAATGGAGGAAAATTTACTTTATCGTGACTGTCTGCTGTAGTTTTGGTTGTCTTCTTCCTGCCCGGTGCTAGTGGAATGTGATCAAATGTCATAATACGTATGACCAAATCAGTTTTAGCAACAGTTTTATAATCTAGTGTACATTCTGCTAGTTTAATTTTTTTGTCGCCTGCTAGCCTTGCTCGGGCAAATGCTTCTAAGCCTAATCTTTTTGCTTTGTTGCGTTTGGCTTCTGCTACAGTTCTTATATTAACTTTGTCTAAGTTTGTAAGAATAATATCGTGCTGACTATATTCTGGTTTGGTAAAAGTTGAAAATGTAACTTTTGATTTATGTATCTCTGCTAGTAAATCCCTATTGTTTAAGTATTTGACTTTGCGTCCAGTTGGGGATGTTGTTATTGTTGTCATTGGTCTTAGACTCCTTTAATAGTCATTGTAGCATTTTTGCCACAGTGAGGTCAACCATTTTATGAACACTTATTTACCTGGTTAAATAAAGGTATAGGAAAATAAAAACAATGGCTGATGTATCTAAATTAAAAGATCAACTTGCGGCAAATGAATCTAGGCGTAATGCTCTCGCGGCACAGATAGGGCCCTTAACTGATGACGCAAAATATGCTTACAGTGCTTGGCAAAATGCTGAAAGCACACAAAATGAAACTGGAAACTTTTTTGCCAACGGTCAATCATTCACTAACAAACAGGACTATGTCGCATATACCAAGTCAGCCTTTGATAGCGCAAATGCTCGCAGAAAAGAAAAGGCAATAGAATTCAACGCACTATTTCCAGAAAAAGATGCGTTAGAAAAACAGATAGCAGAGGCAGGATCCACTCCAGATGCTCCAACAGATAAAGAAGCCACAAGCAATGTTGACAATGCCGCTACTGCTAAACAAGAACAGCAACCTACTGAAAAAACAAATGACGCCCCTTCGCTAGAAGAGCAAACCAACAAAGAATTGGCAGCCGCTTATGGCTATAAAGACACAAACGTAACCAATTCAGATCCTAAAGAATTTAAAGGTGAAAGCGGAAAACCTGCTCCTGATGTTCCTGACTCTGTAACTTCTTCTCAAGCCGCGCAGGTGGCCTACGACGATGACGGACATTTGTTGCCGGGCTTTGAAGAAGATGAAAATGGTAACGCACACTATACAGCAGATACTCCTCATCAAACTATTTTTAAACCCGGTGATGCCGGCGGCGGTGCTGAAGGCACAGGCGCTTCGACTAGAGCATCAAAGTCGACCGCCTCTGCTAAACCACCCGCACCTGCAAAAGCAACTTGGGCAGGTCCTAAAGACATGCGTGTCTATATAAAAGTGCCAAGTTCCTACTATTCAAATTTAGATTCAACAGAAGTACAACAAGCACAAGGAATTTTATTTCCCTATACACCAAGTATCAGTTATGACACACAGGCAAGTTACGGAAGTGTTAACCCATTACACTCTAACTATACTCAGTATTTCTTTAAAAATAGTGCAATTAGTGCTATACAAATTTCAGGAAAATTTACTGTGCAAAATGAAGATGAAGCAACAGTCTGGATGTCAATTATTGAAATGTCAAGACTATTATTAAAAATGCCGTTTGGGGCTGATAAAAATTCTGGCAGTGCTCCTCCAGTATGTAGACTGCATGGATATGGAGATTGGATTTTTAATAATGTTCCTGTTGCAATTACTAGTTTTAAATTTGATTTGCCTGACGGAGTTGACTATATTGCTAAATCTCAAAATGGGTACGGAAATACAATGGTACCAACAGTATCGACATTGACTTACGGATTAATACCGATTTACTCTAGACAAGAAATAAGAGACTTTGGTATTGATAAATGGCTGTCGGGCAACCTAACAGGTAAAGGATATCTATAATGTCGATGTATTCTAAATCGAGTCCCTATTATGCTACTCCGGAAATTAATGGTCATCTTGACATACTTTATCTTAGAGATATTCCACCTGCTGTTGGAGATGTGTTATACATAGTTCCACAGGTATATTCACTAAGACCTGATTTAATGGCTTACGATTTATACGGTGACGAAAAATTATGGTGGGTATTTGCTGTAAGAAACAAAGATATTATTCAAGATTCTATATATGATATGGTAGCAGGTCAAAGAATATATTTACCAACCACTGATACTTTAAAAAGTCTAGGCATTTTATAATATGGCAGATAGATTAAATTCTTTTACTGATCCTAGATCTGCTCTTTTCAATTCTGATAAAACAGCATCTAGGTTAAATGCTCTTACTGATCCTAGATCTGCTCTTTTCAATTCTGATAAAACAGCAGTAGCAATAGCCAATGGAGGCCCTGTTGTTGTTAACAAAAGTCCTGCCGCTCCAGAAGTTGCTGAAAATCCGTCAACTGAAAATAATAAACTTGATCCGTACCGATCAGTAACTTATAATTTTACATTTGCCGCAGTCAGTCCTGATATGCTAAAAGATCCCGATCAAAAATGGAGGAAAAGTCCTTTAAAATATGTTGTTGCTTCTTCAAAAGGCAAAGGTGAAAAAGGCATTTCTTCTGATAATGCTACAGGTGATGCAGTAAAATTAATTCAGGCATTTAATGACAAAAGTCCCGGTGCTCTTGATCTATGGATTGACAATGTTGAAATAGATACCATTATGGCTCCTAATGAGCAAACAGGCCCTGCTTTAGGAAC